TGGGAAATACTCCTTCATACGTTTGTTGATTTGATTATAGTATTCATCACTCTCCGCGTCAATTCCCTCCCCTAAGAGGTCTTCATGTATTCCCATTGCAGCAGATGTAAGCACTCTATCACTTCCAAACCATTCGTTTTCTGTAGCCCAATCTTGAGCTCTTTGACTGATTTGAGGTTGTGGTTGCTCTGCTACTTGTTCAGCAGGTTGTGACTCAACTTCTTTTTTCTTAGTCTCTTTATCAGCAAGAGACATAGAAACTTTTTCTTTTTCTACAGCTAATTTTGTAAGCTTATCTTGAGCATCTAAAATTTGATCTGTATCATTGTTATCCAATGCATTTTTAAGTTCAGATTTTGCTTTTTCTCTTTCTGACTCTATTCTTGCATCGTATTCTTTAAGATAATTAGTATCAGTATCTTCAAATTTCTTTTCAATACTTTCATACTTATTTTTCAAACCTTTAGCATATTCAACTGCAGCACGTTCTCTACGTTCTGCTTCTTTTGCTTGAAAGGTTAATCTTTTTATTCTTTTTTGAACTTTTTCAGAATATTCAGCTAAACCTGGATCTTCGTCAGTTTCTTCTTTTTGTTCAAACTTAGGTTCAGGTTTGCCTTCAACTTCTTTTTCTGGTTCTTTTGTTTCTTGTAGAAGTTCTTTAGCGGTTTTACCACCACCACTAACATCTACATATCCTAAATCTACATCTTGTTTTTTTTCAAATGCTTCATTAGATACTTCAGGTGCTTCTACACTTATAGTTTCTTCATTTACGCCATCGGTATCAATTTCAACCTCTGGGCTTTTGTTTTCTTCAGCCATTTAGTCCTCCTTAATAATGGTGCAAAATATCGTTTGGATCAATAATAGTAGAAATGACTTCATCGTCATTTAAAACTCTTACCTCTCCGCCATCTATTTTGAATCTTGACCCTGCGTACCTACTAAAAATTATCCAATCATTTAGTTTGCACCATGGTCCTTTTGGAAATTTATCTTTGTCATGATAACAAAGATCTCCCATTTTTAGCACAAGACCACATACCGTTGTCATCTGTATAGTTTCTTGTGTCGTATCAGATAAAATAATTCCACCTTTGGTTTTCTTTGGCCCTGCAAATGGCAGAACTAAAAGTCTATATCCAGTTGGTGTAGGTAGTTTATCTAATGTTGATTTAGCGATCGCATTTGGATCGAGGACTGTTTTTACTTCTTCTTTGGCCTTATAGGCATCGAGAAGTGCTTCAGTCCGTTTCGGTGTCTCCGTGGACTTGTTCATCTTCATACTCCGTTGTTGTCAGCAGGTCTTTTAGATCCTGTTGCAGATCCTCTAGTGATCTGATTTGACCCCTAACATATTGTAGTTTCTCCATGGTGTCAACACCATATATAGCGTGGTCTTTGAGTCGAAGAATTTTTTTCTTTACTGTTTTTTGTACTAATGAAATAGTTTCTATATCCATCAGATTCTTTCTAAACAAACTTTGTTGTTACCTTTTTCATGTATTTTGAAATCCCAGTATGATATTGCAGCTCTAATTACTTCAAAATTACATAAATTAAAATCATCGATTATTATTCGGGAACCTTTTCTAGATCTCTCTGCAAACCAAAGAGCTTCTCTTAGAATATCTTTAGTTGTGTGGGGTCCGTCTAAAAATACTAAATCATATACCATTTTATTTAAATTAAATATGTCCATGTACTCAATGTCAGTCATATTATAAAACTTGTAATGTGGATTAGTTGCAAAATCTTTTATCATTTGATCTCTCATTTCATTAGAGTATTTAGGTGCCTCTGAACTCCACTTTCCATCTCTTTTCCATTGAGGATGATTATCAAAATGCTCGTACTCTAAATCTCCATATGGATCTATTGCATAATGTTGATACTCAGTTTTACCTAGTCTTGGAACAATACTCATCATAATTATCTGTGAGCCTAAACCTTCACGCACACCTACTTCACATGTTGTGACGGATGTAGGTTTTTCAAAAAACGGTAATGTCTCACACCATTTCTTTAATAATTCATATTCGGAACTGTCTCCACGGATCATGGAGGTTTTTTATATTATAAGATATCAGGATGCAATTAAAAAACGCCTTCAAATTTAGTGCCTTTGATAGCAGCACCAGCACCTCTACAGACACCACCCTCTTTCATACCTTTTGGTCTATCCTCATTATAAAAAGGAACTGGTCTTCCCTTACCCGCATCACCATATGCACTTGTAGTTGTATCTTTCATCATTGAAGCAGGTGGTTTAGTAATTATCTCTTGTTTTTTTCTCATACCTTCTTTTTTTTTATTCATTCGAGGTTTTTTGAATTTCCTAGGATCTCCAATATAAACTTTTCGGTTTCCATCTGAATCGTAATAAACTATTTTTTGTCCTGGCATTATATTTTTCCTTGTCTTCTTAATTTTTTTATATCACCTTTTGTAAGACCTGTTAAGTCCACCTTTGGTTTTACTGAATCAATAGTTGGTGCAACCTTTGGTGCAGGTGTGAACCATTTTTTTATCCATTTCCATATCCACATTTTATGTCCTCACGTTAGTTGGTTTTGGCCCTGTATTACCTGCTGCTCTCTTTCTGGCAACAGCAGAGGCCTTTTGCGACTTTGTCATCGCTGTGGCTTTTGCAAGTGGTACGCACTTCGGATACTTCCGCTTTGAACCACTGGCAGATTTTCTTCCACACTCTTGATACTTGCCACCTTTTTTCTTTGCTCCAATATCTACCCATTTTTCTTTAAACCATTTTGTTAGTCCACCTGAACTCATAGCAGGCACACAGTTTGGAACCATACGGTTCCCTTTTTTCTTCATGCCTTTTTGCATATAGCCTTCCCAGCATGAACCTTTTTTGTTCATTACTTTACACCTTGAAAGTTTAGTCCTCTAATAGCTGCACCACCACCTCTTACTAATTTTATGCTTTCTAGAGTCTTAGCTTGTGCTTTATGTAATCCTGATGCTTTGTGTAAAGCTTTAGCAACCTTTTTAGTTTTGATACTAGCCTTTTTCATTTCTTGCATATGTGAAGATGTGTTTACGTTCATTCCCACTTTAGCAGCAGTATATTTTAATTTTTTATTTTTACTATCATATTCAGAAATAGGGTTTTGTTTATCAGTAATTTTTTTTTGTTTTTTATCTCTTGGATCATAAGGTCTAACGGATAAACCTTCTTTAGCTTTCTTAGGTTTACCAATTGCAATCATAATCATTAATTTACCTTTTTTAGCTTTAGTCATTCCAGATTTTTCTAATCTTCCCATTCCTGATTGCGATCCTGCAGTAACAGCCATACCAACTTTAGCCTCTTTTCTATAAAAAGGTTTATTATAAGATGCTTTTGGTTTTAATTTTTCAATTTTAACCTTAGCAGTTTTTCCATAAGGTTTAATTCTTGATCCAGAAGTATCAAAATCTGCACCACCACCCTTACTCATTGGTTTTGGCCCTTTGAAATCTTTTCTTTTTACACCTGATGGATCTTTTATTTTACCTGCGCAAATTTTGCTAGCGTATGCGTTCGCATATGCAGACGGGTACACTTTAAATTTTCTTTTGGCAGCCGATTTGCCTCTTGCACATAGTTTTGTCATATTTGTTGCATCCTTGGATCTGTTGATAATATATTTTTTTCTGCTTTAGGTCTAGACACTGAGTCTTTACTTCTTTTACGTAGTTGAGCAATAGCAGATTCTTTTAAAGCTCTTTCTTTTTTCAATCTTTGTAAATCTTTTTCTAAGTTCATTTTTTATATCCTAATCCTGTTTCTCTATTTCCATAAAGTTTAGTCCAAGACCATGAAGTTAATTTAGTTGACCAATCATATATTAATTTTACTAAATATTTCATTTTTTATCCTTATTCATTCCGCCCCTGAAGATCTGAGTTCCCTTTATGCCATAGATGCTCGCCACGACAAGGATCCAAAGATTTGTGAACCATGACGGAAGCTGTGAGAACATCTCGAAAAACAATTTTACCTTGTCCATCGCTGTTGGATCGTCTGATATGACTGCCCAACTCAAAATTGCCACGGGCAAACTGAGAATTATAAGTACCGCCTCGTCTTTCCAGTCCGATTGTCTAGCCTCTAATAATTTTCCCTGGTATTGTTCTTCACCACGGGCCATACGATCAGCATGTAAAAGTTGTGCCTCTGACATTGCCATTTTTGTTTTCTGCTTGTTAGCGTAAATTTTACTTCCAGCAGATACGGCTAATTTAATTGCGCTTAACCACATTTTCGTATTTCTCCTGTCTTCGTTGACACATATATTCTATCATCATCTCAACACATTCGTAAGCCCTACCGCCTGAAAGCTTCCATTTGTAAGTTTGTGACCAATGAGCTTTTCTTAATCTAGGTTTTACTACTTTTCCACCGAAGAATTCGGCAAATTTATCTACAGAATCTTTATCACACATTTCAACAGAACATTGAAATGAAGTTCTGCCATTACCTTTACCCCAAACACCAAAACTACCTTCGCCATCAAATAATCCAGCTAAAAATAATAGTTTATTTCTTTCGTTGAGATTTTCGTAAGACTTTTTTTGCATGTTTAACTGAAATTCCTTGTGGATTTGGTCCTCTCTTGGGTGGTGGCCCAGATCTTACTCCTCCGCTTAGTCCTTTTTCGTTATTTCTTTTCAAGTTTTTTCTCCGCAATCTCTAATCTATCATCTGATTGCTGATCTTGTTGTGCAAGTCTGTCGTAATCGAATTCAAGTCTTTGTGCTGCTCTTAAATTTTCTTGATCAGCTCTAAATTTAGTTTCTTCAGCTTTTCTTTGAAGATCCATAGCTCTTAAATCAATTTCTTGTTGTTTAATTTTAATTAATGGGTCTTCTTTGTTCTGAGAAGCGTTTTCAGTTTGTACTAACTCTGAAGTTATCTGTGCTGCAACCTTTGCAACCTCAGCTTCAAACATTATTTCAAATTGTTGTGGATCCTGTTGAGCCATTTGTGTCATTTCAGGACTTTGCATCATCATTTCTTTTACTTGTGCTTTAGCTTTAAATGAAATGTGATCAGAAATGTGTGATTGTAATAATGCATACACCTGTGGATTAATTTGTACCATTCTTGATGCCATAAATGCCATGTGAGCAGAGATATGAGCATCGTGATCTTGGAATTCAAACGCTGTAAGCAACTTCATCTGTAGTGCACGTGCATTTTCTTTTGCAGGATCTAAAGGTTCTGGTTGTTTTGGTGGTGGTTTTAAAATTTGATCTATAGTTTTTGTTCCAAGTGCTTCGTAAACACGTCTATATGCTTCGTGTAAGTTGTGCATCTGTGGATTTGATTGTGCAATTTGTAATTGTGCTTGTGCTAAAGTCACTCTTTGTGACATAGACATAATATTTGGGTCTGCAACAGGTAAAATATCTACTCTGTTATCAAAATCTGCTTGTTTAATTTGTCTTGGGCCACCGTAAACATCGTAAGGATATTCTGGTGGTAAGTATTCACCGCAAATTCTTGCTAAAATTTTAAATTCTAGTCTCATTGCGTAGTAACATCTTTTGTGAACACCACTCATTACACGTGATCCTCTTTCCATCAGCGCCATTGTAGTTCCAACAGCTCTGTTTTGAGCATCGTTACCAATATTTGAATCTGTTATAGCAGCAAATTTTTGTCCTGCTTGTACTACAAAACCCATCAAGTTGTATAAAGTAGGTGATGGTTCTGTAAATGGTAAATTAAAAAATTGATCTCTTATATTTCCACCAGGTGCATCAACATCTCTGAACTCTCCTGGTTGAATTGGTTGGTCATCATCTCTAACTCTTATACCTCTGGACTTAAATCCTGCTGGTAAATTTTTTAAAGTACCTGCATCAATCAATTGTCTTAAAGATTGAGTTGCTGCTTGTGATAAACCACCGATCATATGTGTTAAACCAAAACCATAAAAACCTAATCCAGGTAAAAATTTGTAATGTACAAAATATTCTACTCTTGAATAACCTAAATCACCTGGTTTGTAGTTTCTGTAAATAGATAAAATTTCTCCACTACCTTCGTCAATAGTTACAATGTAGGGAATTTTAATTTTCTTAGCTTTGTCATCAAAATCTTCGTAGTCATCTAAATTTAAATCTACGTGCATTTCAAGAATTGTATTTAAATAATCTGAACCTGTACCTTTTACACCTTCTAATTCATTTAATTTTTTCTGTACTGAATCTGGTTCTGTAGAACTATCAATTAATTCTATATCTCTGTAGAAACCTGCAGCCATTTTTTTAGTTACATCATTTGATGTCATTTTAATAACGTGAGTTATTCTTTCACAATCTTTTAAATCTGATGCGTAGTATGGAACTACTAGATCCTCTGCTGGAATAAATTTAGATACAGGTCTATCTAACATTGCATCGTAGTAAATTTTCTTAAATGTAGATCCAGAAAGTGGTAAGTAGAATAACATCTGATCCATGTCAGTTGTGTAATCTTCCATCTCCTCCATCAGCAGGTAATTCATATAATCTTTAACTCTATCTGCTTGTTGTTCGGTAGCCGGTGTTTGTAAGCCCACAACTTGTGTTCTTACAGGACCATCAGATGGTACTAATTCTTTGTATGCTTGTGCTTGGAATTGTGTAACTGATTCAGCTAACAATGGATGAGTGACACCGGAAGCTCCTTTAAATGGTTTTGTTACTTCCTGGTACTTAGTTCCTAATAAATCTAAACCTTTAATGTAAGCATCTTCCCATTCTTTTCTAGATGTCTTATCTTTTTTGTATTCTTCAATAAGCTCCATCGCCATGTCCTTAAGCTCTCGCTCGTCCATGTCTTCTGCTAAGTTTGCATTAAAATCGTCTTGAGGTCTTTCCTCTACAACCTCCTCTTCGCCTTCAACTTCTACGTCAATCGGAAGACCCTCTGGTTGCTCAACTACTTCTTCTGCTAATTCCTCTGTTACTTTTTCTACTGCCATGATTAATTGTACCTTATTGGTTTAAACATATCCACCACAAGTCCTCCTTTGGACTTATAAGTTTTTTGTGTATTTCTCATTAGTGGAACCACTTTAATAGCATATGCATCAAAATACAAGCGTGGATCTCCTTCTGGAATATTCTTAGTTCCTTTTTCAGGGTTCATACCAGAACTAACGTGGTATTCACTTTTAATTTCTTTTCCTTTTAACGGGTGATCTGATGGATATTTAAATCTATCACTACTAACATTTTTATAGGGTTTAGTTGGATCTGATAAAGATATTTTTGTAGGACCTGCTTTTGATCCATAGAATCTAGCATTCTTAGACATTACATCTGGTAATACTGCTTTACCCTTTTTACCTATACCCTTACCATTAGCGTAACCGT